CGGCCCGCAATGCCAGAAGAAACAGCGGGTGATACTCAGGACAAATCTCTCTCGCTGCCTGGAGAAATTGCTCGGCCTCACTCGGTGTCAAAGAAATCCCCTTGACCTCTGTCGCCTTCGCGGTCCGCGTGAAACGGCCGAGGCGCGCAGCCGGATTCACTTCGACAATGCCCGCTTCGATGGCTTCGTTGAAGATCCCCCGGATCACGCACAGTGCGTTTCTGACGGTGTTGCGCGACAGCTCTTTCTCGATCAGCGCGTTAATCATCGCCTTGATGTCGTCGCGCTTGATCTGATCGAGAGGGCGGTTCCCAAAGCGCGGCCGGAGATACTGCTCGATCACTCCCTCGTATCCCTCGGCCGTGGAAGTCTTGCATTCGACCCGGGCATAATCTTTCAGCCACTTGTCCGCGTAGGATCCGAAGGTCTGAATTTTTTCGCGGCCGTCCAGCAGGGCGAGGTCACCCAGTGCGAGCTTCGCTTCGAGCTGGCGCCGTATTTGCTCCGCGATTTCTCGGCTCGTGCCGACGCACTTCGCTTTGCGCTTGCCGTGGTAGTTCACGAACACGTACCACTTACCGTGCCTTTTTCTGAGCTTTACCCCCATCAGTTGCCCCGTTTCCGCCGCGGCCGTCGATTGTTCGCTTGCTGTTTCGCCGTCGCCCAACGCACATTCCCTGGCTCGTAGTGTCCGTTCGGATCGGGGAATCGATCGATAGAGTGGCAACGAGTGGGCTTCGGACCCAGAGCAGAGAAGAATTGCTCGAAACTCTCAAATCTAAACTGAACGCCGCGGCCACCGTAGCGCTCGTAGTCCGACGTACGTGGATTCGTGCAGCGCCTTTTTGCGGCCCTATAGGCGCTGTATTCCGAAGTGCGAGACATGCCATGGCGCGTGTGCCGTTCCCGATTCAAACACCCACAGCTTTTGGTCTGTCCCCTTCTCAGATCTGACCCGTCTATGACTCGCGTCGCACCACAGTCGCAGCGCGCAAACCATTGAGTGTGGCCGTGTCGGCTTTCCCTGGCCAAGCCGATCACCACGAGTCTGCTGAACCGCTGTCCCTTGATATTTTTAGTTTCACGCCCCATCAGTTCGCCCCCGCGATTTCTCGCACCATCTCGTCCACGATCCCCTCCACGTTCACGCTCCCCGTCGGTCTCAGAGGATGTGCTTCCAGCCAGCCATCGAATGCGCTCCGGCGAACTAGAATCTTGGTTCCCACTTGCGAGGCGGGAAGCGGATCGCTCGCGCGGTGAATCCATTCCCGCAAGGTTCGCTCCGAGATACAGGCGTAACGTTGCAGAGCTTTCAGATCCAGCCACTCCTGAGTCGGCTCGCCGAATTGTCGCTGCGCGGCCATAGTAGTCGATCGAAGTCACTTTGTCTCTGGGGCGAACGTGCCAGATCCCTTATGTGGCGCGGTTTCTGGCACTTTCCCGCGAACTTTTTCAGCGGACGCGGAGATCGATGGCCGCGTCCGCCTTCGGTCGCGCCGTCCCTTTTCCGGCGCGCCTTTTGCCGGTTTCGTCCCCACTCCACGGAGTTCAGGGGAGACTCACCGGGCTTCCCCCGACGCACTCACGCGGGGAAACTCGTTTCACAATCTCGTTGTGATCACTCCAGAGGCCGCTTCTCCTGGTGGAATCACCGCCCTTACGCCGCGGGTTCGCGTTCCACCCACCTCACAGGTCCAGCAGAGCCAGAGACCCCTGTTTATCCCCGCAGATCCGAGCAGCACGCCCCTATGTGCAACGCAGTGGCAACCATCACAGACGTACTTAACGCTCGGGTTCGCCATGGGCAGGTGGCACTGGATGAGCGGCCCGCCCGGCCAAGATCGCCTGACGGGTTTTACGGTTTCAATCAGCTTCATGTCGCCTCCTCGGTACTCATCCGACTCCCGCGCGTGAGTGTCACCAAAAACCCGAGTGTCACCAGTCACCAGGGGGTGTGGGACACACACACACGCCCTCTCTCCAACCTCTCGCGCACGCGCGCACACCCGTATGTGTATGAAAATAAATAAATAAATAAATCTCCCTCATAGCGCGCGCGTACGCGCGCGCGTTCTTTGTGTGTGTGTGTGTGTCAAGGCTGGTGACAGTGGTGACAGTGGTGACACTTGGTTTTTTCATTTTCAATCGTCCTCCTGCGTACCCAACCAGACGCACCTCGGCCGCGCTGTTTCCGGGTCAAATCCGATCAGCCCATGGCCCGCCATCCCGTTCAAAGCTCGCCACCAGGAAAAAACTCCGTAACGGTTGGAGTGCAGATCTCTCTCGAGTTCCCGGAGTCGCATGATGCCCCCGTGTTTCGTAAGCGTGCGGCGGATCCGCTCCTCGAGATCGGCCTGGGGATTCTCGGCCTGGAACGGGTCGAGCCATTTCGCGGCCTCGTCGCGATAAGACGCGAGAGCAAGACCGCGCCGCTGGCAGTCCTCGTCGACGAGGACTCGGCCGAGGTCGACCGCCAGGGCCAGCGCGAACTTCTCCGCCAGGTTGACCGAGCGGTTGCTCATGCGTTTCGTCTCCCGGGCTTCGTCCCAGAGTCCCAGGTTCTCGACTTTGAAAACGCGGCGACGGATGCCGAGGGCCAGGTAGTCCTCCGTCGTCTTCGCCGCATCGCGATGATCAACTTCGCGATACGTCGTCAACTTCTTCGGCTGTTCAGGCGCCGGCAAGAAAAACATTCGACTGTTGAGTCCGTCGGAGTCGCCCGCGAGCCGCGCCCACAGCTTTAGGAAATCGTCCGAGGTCGTGCACCAGATCAGCGAGAACGAGTATCGGCCGGCGTTGAAAGCAAAATTCTCTTTCTCTCGCTTTACTGATGCGCCGAGATTTCCGGACTCGTACATCGCGAGTAGCGTGCTTTCCATCGAAGAGGATTCGATCTTCGCTTTTGCGACCAAGTGTTTCAGCTCGTCGTAAACCATGACGGCTCTCGCCGCCTCGATCTCGGACATACGAAGTAGGACACCCTCCGGCGATCCCGGCGAGGCGAACAGAATGCTTCGATCCCTGACGTCCTCGGCCTTTAGAGCCTTGCGGAAACTCAAGCCCGCATTGGCCTGGAACATATAGTCTGCGGCCAGGTTCACGCATGCGGACTTTAGCGTGTCTGGAGGACTTATCATTCCGAGAAACAGCGTCATGTTGCAGGGCGCATGCTCGAAGCGCACTTTCAGCGCCAGGTAGTTCATCTGAAACGTGAGCGCGGCCATGAACAGGAATTGTTCGAACTTGGAGTTCGCAGCGCACTCGGGTTTGACTAGTCCCTCGCCGATCGAAGTCCCCTCCGCGACCCAGAGCGGAAATTGCGGATACGGGACGGCCTCTTTCGGAGGAGCAACCGGACGGGGATCGGGAGCCGGATCCGCGTCCAGGTTCTCGACCAGGACAGGACGAGGCGCCGGCGCGGGTGCGGTCCTGGAGTGCGGAGTATAGTTTCCCGCCGCATCGAGCCGCACGCGGGGCTCGAACATCGATCGCAAATCGGTCCAGCGATTGCTGCCGCCTTGATTACTCAGCGAGCACGATGAATGCATGCATCCTGCGCTGAGACCCCCGCTCGCGAATTGGATAATGAAAGCCTTTCCGTCGCGGGGATCGTAATCACCGTGAGAGCCGGGACACGCGATCACGTACTTCGTGCCGTCGCCGTAAGGTCCGCTGTTGAGGACTTCGATCCCGAACCTTCGCATCCAGTTCTGTGCGTCGATCGTGGAGGAGACGGCGTGCGCGCGGCGCTCGTCAATGGCCTGGGGAGTGGGAACACTCGGAGCACGGGGCGCGCGCGCGATCACGCGCTCATAGATTTCCGCCAGCCGAGGACACGCGACGATGTCGTCCGGCGTGTCTTTGAGGTGCACCGTGCTGACGGTTGTATACCGCCCCGCGTCGTAAAATTCTACGCGCGCCCCGTCGTCGAGCTCCTTGACCCGCGGGCCCGACGGGAGATTCCCCGCGGTGTAAATGTGGAGGCCCGTGCCGCTCGGCGAGACTTCGGTGAAGCTCGCGAGTTCGTCGACGATCTGTTTTGCCCAAGTCGCGATCTCGCCGTTCGCGATGCAATGGTCGAGGTCGATGAACACGACGCCGGAGTCCTGGATCGCGAATCCTATGCCGTCGGCGCCGGCCGCTCCTGCGATCGCTTCCTCGAGACTTGTCCAGGTGTCGGGATCGATGCTGCTGGCATGGCGACGACTGCCGGCGATGTACGGGACTTTTGTAGGACGCCCTTTTTTGTCCGTTTCGATGCGCCACACTAACCAGTGTGGGATCTCTCGCATGGTTGGGGGGATCTTCGTGAGGTCGACGTTCATCGTTTTTGCGTCCACACTTTCAAGCTTGTTTTCAACCGTCGCGATATTTCTCTCTCACACGCTTCGCAGCTCGGGGATCTCCGCAAACACTCGCTTCACGAACCCGAAGTCGTCGCGACGTCCGGATCCGCCGAGCGCGACCAGAGCCCGTTTTATTTTTTGCAGTAAGCGGCGTTGAGTCGCCAGGTTCCCGCGCCGGTTTTCTTCTGGACGAGGTAACCGCTGCGCACAAGGCGCGCGAGACGTCGCCGGCATGCGTGGTACCCGATGCCGAGATCCGCGGCGATCTGTCGAATGCTGATTGGACGGCCGCTCTCTTCGTCGTGAGTGAAGTGATTCAGAAACCAGAGATAGACCCAGAGCGCGCCGCCGATCGCTCGGACGTGTTTCGGCTCGAGGAGCCCAGGGGAAAGCGGGAACATGCGGAACATTTCAGCCATGACGGAGGTCTCCGAAGGGGAGAAACTCTTGCGCCGGTTCTAACTTCGCGTCGCCGGCGGATTTTGTTTGTGAGTTGACGGGGAAGACGCGCTCAGCGGCCGCATGCGCCGGCGAGCTGGCCTGGGCGGGTGAGGAAACGAGTCGAAACCAGGAATGACGGGCTCCGTCAATTTCCTCGACGCGGTTCTCGATCCGGAAGTTCAGCCGGCGAAGTTCAAAAAGGCGAGAATTATATTGCTGGGCGAGCGCCGCAATCTCCGGCGAAGGGACCCAGCCGCCGCGGGCTTCGATCAGTAAACCGAGGATTCGTCCGCGCTGCGTGCGCGAAGATTCGGGAGGCCGCGCGCTCATCGCGTTTGCCTCCCGAGCTGCTCGATCACGTATTGCAAAATGCCGGCGACGTCGCAGAGATCGCGAAGCTCGAGCGGCTCGAGGGCCTCGCCGGCCGCACGTCGGAGGAGAAGCCGCGCCTGGGCGATATGCGCGCATGCGGAGCGGAGTGCCTGAATTTTGTTGTCGGTTCCGCGGATTCGAATGTTAAGCTGCATCTAGTGATCCCTCCTCGGGGGTTGCCGTCGTTGCTTTGACCAACCTGAAAGGGTCAAGAAAGTCCCCGCGCGGCGGGGGCTTTTTTCATGGGGAAGACGACTCGCTTCCCTGGGCGCGCGCGGATCCGCCGGCACGAAGGCACTCCGCGATCTGCCTCCCGCGAGTCTCCATCACCTCGAGCAGCAGGCGCTTCACTTTGGCCGACTCCCAGCGGTGTAGACGTAGATATCCGTTCTCGATCGCTCTCACACGTCCACGGTTGATACCGACGCGCTTCTCCAGTTCAGACCTCGAGAGTCCGGCGAGGGTGCGGAACCTGGTGAGCTCGTCACTTGAGAGGGGCTTTTCATCCTCGAAGGGGTCGCTCAAAAAATAGTCGCTCATGACGAGTTGCAATTTCGTCGAGCGGGCGACAAACCGCAAGTGAAATCACTCTATTTGACCAGCGCCAGCGATCTAACTTACTGACAACACTAGAAAAAAAGCATCGCTGGTGACCAGCGATCACCAGCGTTTGCCAGCGACGGCAGCCAGCGCCAGCGATCTCGGCCGTCCGAGGCTAGTTGGACTTTTTGCTTATTTCTGAAGGGAGTGGGGGGACACTGTTGATGTAGTTCCGAACGCGCTCGTGGGTAGCCTTATGATCCAAAAACTCTTTCCACGTTCGCAGATGGGGCGCGAGCTTCTTCCATTCGTCGAGGGGCTCAAACCTCTTTTGATCGTTTTTCGTCATCTTCTCGATCTCGCCGTCCATCAGGACCGCGATCCGCTTCGCTTTGCGCACGCCCCGCGATTTGAGCCTCGCGATCATTCCCTTCCTAGCGTCGACGTCTCGGGGCGGCTGACTTCGTGAGCGGGCTCGGGTTTCTACTTCCTCCCGCCCGCTCGAGTCGAACTCGATGATCTTTCCCGATCGTGGGGGTTGACTTGAGGCAACGTGATCTCCGACCTGTCGTGTTTTTTGATCGACGGCATTTTGACCCGTCGTCACGCTCCCCGAACGTACGGTTTGGATGTCCGGCATCCGCTGGAGTTCGCGCACCAACCAAAGTTCAAACTCGGCCGACCAGGTCTCGGCTCGTTCGGGTACGTCGAACAATGCGAACACCTGCGCGATGAGCGGAAACAGCCTCTCGACAACCGTTCTCGCCACGTTAGTGCGGACGAGGTCGGGCTCTAGAGAGTTCGCAAATCGGGAAAATCTCGGGACCGCAAAGTAGCGAGCAGCTCGCCTGACTTTGTCCAGCAGGAACTCGAGGCCCTCGAACTCCTCGAGCTCTAGGCGACGCGCGAGGCGGCTTTGATCCTGGAGCTCCTCGGGTAGCTCTTCGATTTTGGACCGCGCGGCGTCTATGTCGGCTGAGCACCGGCGAGCTTTGGGAAAGACGTAGCGGAGGAAAAACTCTTCAAGTTCAACAGCGAAGAGTCTGACCGTGGCCTCGAGGGGCGGATCCAGTTGGTCGGATGGCACAGTGCACTCCGTGTGTGACTGCTTTCCGTGATCGGGATCTCGGGAAGGGCAGGACCACGGAGATCCCGCCCTCACTCGCCGCATGATCTGCGCAGATCAAAACAGCAAGCGCCGAGAAACGTCGAGTCTATCTCTCGCGCGGCCTGTGCGGCTCTGTGGAAAAACTGTGGATGTCGCGCAGATCGGGACTAAACTTCTCCCGATGCTGCATTTGCAATGTGCTCGATGCATCGCTGTGCACGGCGCGCCGGGATGTCCGGCAACTCACACGGACCTCGATGGCGAGCCCTCATGCACTTGGCATCTGGACGGTGAACTTTGCCCGATCGAGCAGAAGCAGCAGCGTGCGGCCCGGAAAAATCCTCCGGAGACGCCTCCGGCCGCCGAAGGCAACTCTGAAAAACCAGCCGAAAGTGAGCAAGAAAGCGGGGTAACTACCATGAAAACTCCCGAACCTGATCCAACTTCCACGCCGAAAAAGATTTGCGCGAAACCTGACTGTGGCCGCGAACTCTCCGCCGCGAACTCATGCGGTTTATGCCGAGGACACGTTCGCTGGCAAGCGCATACCTCGAGCGCCGGCAACGGTGTCGACTTCCTCGAGTCGCGTCTCGATCGGCTGCTTTTGAATCTGCCGGCCGACGACAAATTCCGCATCTGTCAGCAGTGGCTCAGCGGGGCGATCTGATCCGGCATCCGATCGATGTCGCCGATTATCGCGGGCAAGATGAGCCGCTGTGCGGCCCAGGCTCGCGCCGGAGCATTCGAGTGAGGGTTTGGACTACCCCCCAAAACGGGCTCACCAGAAAGCCTCCTAGACCCTCTAGAATCCGCCTAAATTCGAAAGCCGCGAGGGGCAAGGGTTTCCGCTTTTTGATTTGGATGCGGCGCGTAGAGTGGTACACAAGCGATGAACAATCGGATCATCAGCGCGCCGGCTTCTGAACTCCTCGAGCTGATTCGAGGGAGCGAGGTTCTCAGATCGCTGGTCGAGGAGCATGCTGATCTGCGCGAGCTCCTCATCCAGGCCGCGGACGCCGCGGCGAAGAGTTCGGAGCTTTCGCGATTGTTCGAGGTCGTCGCGCTCGCGGCTTGCACAAGCGATAGGGCAGTAGAGGTCTCGTGCAATGAAGGCCGCGCCGAGCTCGAGGAGATAAAACGGCTCAACGCGCGGGCCAGCGAAACTCTGGGAGCTATCCTTCGCGAGTTCTGTCCAGGTGCGCGACCAATTGAAAGCAACACGAGCTCGCCGCCGAACTGAAAGTTTTTTCTTCGGGCTGGACGAGATCCGGACCCGCGCCAATCCTGATGTTCAACGAAAACGGAGGATCACAACAATGTCAACGATGACGGCAACACGACCGGCAGTGGAGCACCAGGCGCGCCCCAGATTTTCTTTGAGTGAACGCGAGCTCCAGGAATATTCTTTGGCGCGCGCGATTCTGACGAGCGCTGAAAATCAGGAAGGCAGCGAGCGGCGAGCGGAAAAAAACTGCCTCGAGCTCGAGATCTCTCAGACGCTCGAGCGATCGATCACCGGAAAAAGATACGGCGGGCTCATTGTCCCGTGGAATATTTCCGCGGGCTCGGTCGTGCGCAAAACACAGCAGCGCGCGGGACTCGATTCCGCGACCTCGACCAAAGGAACCGAGCTCAAGTTCACCGAGCCCGGAGCGTTCATCGACTTCCTGTATAACCAGATGCGCGTGAAAGAACTCGGCGCGCAGACGGTGACCGGACTTCGAGATAACGTTGCGTTCCCCAAGCAAACCGGAAAGGCGACCGGAGCCTGGGTCGCTGAAAATCCGGGGAGCGACGTCGCCGATTCAAACTTGACGCTCGGACAGGTTCTGAGCTCTCCGAAGACGTACCAATCCTCGACGAGCTACTCTCGCCAATTGCTCGCCCAGGCTGTGATCGATGTCGACACTCTGGTCCGACAGGATCTCGCCCGAGACATGGCTCTCGCAGTTGATTTTGCCGCGATCCAGGGACCGACGGGCGGAGACTCGCCGGTCGGGATCATGAACACGACGGGCGTCCAGTCCTTCGTCGTCGCCGCGGACAGCGGTAACGGCGGAATCATCGCGTACGCCGACATCGTCAAGATGGTCGAGGACCTGGAAGACGTGAACGCCGATCAGCTCGGCGATCCAGGATGGCTCACGGCGCCGTCGGTCAAATCACTCCTGAAACTCACCGCGCGACTCGCCAACACGATCGCGCTCCCCGTGTGGGCCGACAATGACACGATGGCCGGCTACATGGCTCGATCCTCGAATCAGGTTCCGAAGACGGGCGTCCGCGGCGACACTGCGACCTCGAAGGCCGTGATCCTCGGGGTTTGGGAGACGATCGTAATCGGGATGTGGGGAAGTGGATTCGAGCTCGTCGTTGATCCGTTCACGCTCAAAAAGCAGGGCATGATCGAGCTCACGAGTTTCATGCTCGGCGACGTCGCGCTGAAATATCCCCAGGCGTTCGTCGTCGCTGAATCCCTGTAAGTGAGCTTCGCGGCCGCGGGAACAACCGGATCTCGCGGCCGTCTTTACTTCGCAGTCCTCCAGGTTTCATAGCTATGAGCGAAAGTCGGAAAGCTCGAGTATTTATGCGGTCGAGACGGTCCGAGGCCTTCGACCTGGTCAGCTCGTCGACGCGACCTGGTCGAACCTCGGAGCTATAGGAAAAAATGGCCGATTTCAGCGTCAACGTTCAAACAAAATCGCGATCGAGGTGACGACATGGGCAGTTCTCCAGCGCCAGAGATCAAAGTCAAACTCACGGGCGAAGACACGGGCGTCTCCGCGGCGATCAAAGAGCTCTCGACTCAACTCCAGCAACTCAAAAGAACTCAGGACGACGCGAGCACGTCGGCGTCGAGACTCGGCGCGGCGGAGCGGGGAGCGGGCTCGTCGATGCGCGAGGCGCGCGAAGGCGCCCGACTGCTCTCCGAAGAGACCGGAGTTCATCTCAGTCGCGGACTCGTCTCGGTCATCTCGAGATCCGCGACACTCGGTCCTCTGATCAGCGCGGCATTCCCCGTCGCCGCGGCGATCGGGTTCGGCGAAGTGATCGCGAGCGCGGCCGAGAAGCTCTCCACTCTGATCGCGGACACGTTCATTTACACGGATGCGATGAAGAGTCAGCTCGCCGCGCAGGTCGCGGCGAACAACGAGATCGCGAAGTCGAACGAGAAAATCAAAGAGCTCAAGAAAGCGTATGAACTCATCGGGCTCTCCGGATCCGCGCGGGAAACCATTCTCGCAACGCGGGCGAAAGAGGACGTTGACGCGGCGATCAAAGAGCTCGAACGCCTAAAGGCGAAACAGATCGAGATCGAAGACCCGGGATGGATGAAAAAAGCCCTCGGCGTCGGACTCGACTTCATCGGACTCGACACCGGAATCGGGCAGCCGGACGTCGACGCGGCAAGAGCCACAAAGGAAACACAGGTCACAGCCCAGGAAAAGAAGCGGGACGAACTCATTGAGGAACAACGCGCGGCGGACAAAGAGCTCGCGGATCAGAAGGCCGACGACGACAAGGCCGCGGCGGCGAAAGCGAAGACGCTCCAGGATCAGATAAACAAAGCGCGACTCGCACAGATCGAGGCCGGTTTCGCGGGCGAGCTCGAGCTCTACAAAGCACAACACGCGAAGCTCGATCAGGACAATGAAGCGAACTATGTAAAAGGGCTCGAGTCGACCGCGCAGTATTACGCGAAGAAACAGCAACTCGCGGCCGAGTCGTCACAGAAAGAGATCGACGCACTCACGGCCGAGCGCGCGCGCGTTCTCGCCGCTCCGACCAAAGACGGCGCCGAGCAGATCGAACAGCAAACGAAGGCCGCGGATCTCGCGAACAAAATCGCGATCGCAAAGGTCAACGCCGAGAAGACTCAGCAGCAACTCGCGAACGAGGGAGCGCAAAAGCAAGAAGAGGAAAACAAAAAAGTCCTCGATTTCCAGGCGAAGATCGCCGAGGCCCAGGGACTCAGGTTCGACGAGGCGAAGGCGAAGATCGCGGCCGAGGCGGAGGAGATGGCCGCGGGACTTCGAAAAGCGGGGATCGCTCCGGATCAGATCGCCCAGATGGTCGCACAGTTCAAATCGGCGGCGACTCAGCAAGCGCAATTCTCGAGCATGAAGTCGACCGGACAGGACGCGGTCGCGAATTTCACCGATCAAGAAGAGGACATTCGGCTCAAAAATATCTCGATCGTCGCCGATACGAAGATCAAAGAGCTCGAGGCGTCCAGGATCCCGGTCCTCCAGCAGATCGCCGCGGCGATGAAAGCGGCCGCGATCACTCCCGAGCAGATCAAAGACGCCGACGACTTCGCGAAGTCCGTCGACCGGATCGCAGTCGCCGCGAAAAACTCGAGCGTGAGCATGCAAAGTTTCGAGCAGAGCGCGACGGACGCGATCAAAGGCGACCTCACGACTTTTCTCGGTTCGACGATCGACAAAGCGAAGGGAGTCGGCGACGCGTTCCGAGAGCTCGCCGGCTCGGTCGTCGGCTCGATCCAGAAGATCGTCGCCGCGCTCCTCGTCCAGATCATCACGGAAAAGCTCGTCAAGGCTCTCACTCATCAGGATCAGGGAGCGACCGGAGTCGCGACCGCGGCCGCGAAGGGAACCGCGCAGGCCGCTCCCCTGATCGCGGCGTCGACTGCGATGACCGCCGGCGGAGCGGCAGTCACGGCCGGCGGGACCGCGCTCGGCGTGAGTGCGGCCGCTCTCATGGCCGCGGCTCAGACTCTCATCATTGCGAACTCGATGGGAGGCGCGGGCGGAGGGATGGCCGGCGGAGGTCTCGTCCTCGGTCCCGGAACGGGGACGTCGGACTCGATCCCGGCGCGACTATCGGCCGGCGAGTTCGTCATGAGAGCGGCCGCGGTCCAGGAGATCGGAGTGCCCACGCTGGCGATAATGAATCGTGGACTGTACGTTCCGTCGATCCGCGGAGCGTCGCTCCCCAGGTTCGCCGAAGGCGGACTCGTCACCGGCGGAGGTTACGGCGGAGCGATGGATCTCAAGCTCGGACTCGGTCTCGATCAAGGGCTCGTCCTGAAACATCTCGAGTCGAAGGCCGCGGGGAAAGTGATCCTCCAGCACATTTCGAACAACCCGAAGGCCGCGGGGAAGGCGTTGCAACGAGGTGGGCATTAAAGCGAGGGGAACTTATAGGGGCGGCAACGACGAGCGCATGCGGACCCGGACTCGCAAGATGTCGGTCTCGTACAAGTCCTCGAGAGAGAGAGAGACGCCGGCTGATCTCGCGATTTCCGTGATCTCGATCGCCTTGTGAACCGGAAGGCAATAATCGCCGCGCACCCACCGATAGACCTGGGATGAATCGATCTGGAGTTCGTCTGCTAGTTTTTGAACGGTGTACTCGCTCACCCACGATCCGAGTTTTCCGATCCACGTCGTTCGCGGTCGGCCGCGGTGTCCTGTTGCCATGCGGTGAGTTTATACCCGCCGGCGCGAACGCAATTAGGCGCGCGCGATCGCTTCGACTTCGAACTTCGGCTCGCATGGAGAATGCGGCTCGCCGCCTCGAGCTCCAAAGCGCGGTTTCTCCGTGCGTTCTCGACGGCGAGCTCGAGGTCTCGTAGTTCGAAGACCGCAGTCTCGCGATCGATGTGCCATTTCGCCGCGAGTTTGCGCACGGCCCGACGGTGGCGCGGACACAGCGATCGCGAACGTCCCGTGTGGATGAAGCAACGAATCTGTTTCGCCATTTTTGTGACCTCCGTTTTCGAGTTCCGAAGATTTTACTGCGCTCGACCGAGCGGACGCCGCGACCGGCAAGCGACCGAAGCGACCGCTCGGACGTGTTGAAAGTGAGTGCTCACTGCGACGTTTTCGCTGCGAGTGCTGCCTGGAGTTCATACCACGCGCGAATCTGTGCTTTCGTGATCATCGCGACCTCCGCGATCTGTCCAGGATCTCGTCGATCGTGAGGGGTTCGCCTGGTCGACGTTCGAGGTCGGCAGCCACTCGTAACCGCGCAGCGCCGAGAATATCGAGGCTGTGGAGCAAGGATCCGATCAGGCGGTCGATGCGACGGGGTTCGTCTCGTTGAGGGTCGGACGGGCGGACTGGTAGGTTTGATGCAGCCATTGATCGCCTCCAAGGGGCGGTCGGGTCAGGGCCGGGTGCAGTGCTAATCCACACTCATCCGGTCCGATTTCGGACCTCGACAGTTCTGATTTTGGAGGTGCGGGCTCGTCCGATCGGACGACCCGAAGGCGGGCGAAACAAGCGCGACTGCCTTGTTTCAGAATCCATCCTCAGCTCGCCCGGATCGCTTGTCAAGAGTACCGAAGCGCGCTTCGCCTGTATTCATGCTAATATCCACCGTGGCAATGCGTAAGGGCAACGAACAGTTCGAGTTATCGAAGAAACGCGCGCTCGCGGGTCGCGCCGGTGGAAAAGCTCGAGCTGCTGTTCTGACGAAAAAAGAGCGACGCGCGTCCGCACTCAAGGCGTCGAAAATCGCGGCGAAGAAACGATCCGCGAAAAACCGCTAGAGCTCTGAGAGCCAAACCTGTGAAGAAAAAAATCTCGAAGAAAAAAACGGCCGGCAAGAAAAGCGCTCAGACGAAGAGCCGCGTCCCGAGCTGGATCGGAAAGATCTCAGACGTCGCGCGCGAACTTCATATCGGTGAGCGGTACATTTTTCAGCTTGCAAAGCAGGGACTCCCGCGAGTTTCGCCCGGTCGCTACAACATCGTGAAAACTTTCAGATGGTATGTCAGATATTTGCAGCGGAAATTAGTCGAGCGAGCTCATCCGGACGACGAAAACGGCAAAGGCGCTGTTGCTGGTGCGGGCGCCGGTGAGACACGACATAAATTGCTCTCGATCGAGGCGGAGCTGAAACAGATCGAGCTCGCCGAGAAGCGCGAGCAGCTCATCTCGATCGAGCGAGTCGAGAAGGATCTCGCAAAGATCGTCACGGAGGTTCGCACGCGGATCCTCGCACTTCCCCCCAGGCTCGCGGCCGAGGTCCTCGGCGAGACGGATCTCGCGGTCTCGCAAGTTAAGATCGAGCGATCCCTGAAAGGCGCCCTCGATGTCCTCAGTCAGTTCGACCCCGACGACGATGTTGAGGACCGCGGGAAGGCTCGATCGTCCAGCCGCGTGAGTTAGAGCCTAGGGCTGCAACGGATCTCCCGATTTTGCTCGTTGCTGCTCGGCCGAGCGATTCGCTCTGGTCATTTCCTTTCGAGAAGCCGTCGACGCGGCTGGCTAGGGTCGACGAAGGATAGTTGCACTTGTCCGACGCCAACCAAGTCGAACGTGAAGCGATCGGAGCCGTACGCTTCCAGGGCCTTTTTGTAGGTGAGGAACTCAAGCTTCTGACCGCGCGCGAAGATCTCGAGCATGCAATAGCCGGCGATGATGTCGGTCACGATCCTTCGAGGGGCGCAACATCTCTCGATCAGTCGATTCAGAAACCGCGGGCTCCCGAGGCGGATGAAGTCACTCTTCAAGCTTCCTGAGACCCGCGTTGGGGCGGTCGGGACCGTGGTTCGGCTCTGCGTGGAAGTGTTCAGGTGCAAGAGCTGACCCGGTTGCGAAAAATATCTGATGATCGCCTCGGAGATCCGAGAGATCTCGAAGGCCGGCGAATTGCTCAGGATTTCGGCAACCGCGGGCAACCCATCTTTGGAAGCGAGAGCCGCTTCGATGATCGGCGTCGCATCGTGCAAGCGACAAGCCGCGTAAGCGGTTCGAGCGTTCCACTCGTATTTCTCAACCTTTGCAAACTCGCCGGTTTCGACCCAGAATTGCGCCGCGAGAAAGTCGTGGAGCGTTCGATGAACGAACTCGTACCCCTCTTCGCAGGGCACGAGGATTCCGTAGAAACGAGCGGTCTCGAGCAGTACTTGCCGCGCATCGACTCTGTCGAACGTCAGGAGATCGAGCTGCTTTCGGGCTTGCTCCTCGGCGCGATGTTGCGGGACGTGACCGCTCTTCGCGACGTAGGCGATCCGTTTGAGGACCTGGATTCGGTCCTTGCCATCTAGCGGAGTGATGGCGTGGCGGTCGAGTCCTTTCTGCTCATCCCATCGATAGCACAAGACATCGAGAGCACGCTCCAGGAGTCGGGTCGCGCTTTCCGATTGAACGCTCGCACGGCTGGTCTTCAGTATGCACGCGAGCGCCAACAAAAGCGGGTGTGAAAGAAACTCGGCGAACCCTCTCGCCTGGAAGTCGTCGACGACCTCTTTCGCATCGAGCTTCGATTCGTACGCCGATAAGAACGCGCGAACGAAGCGGTACTTGTCTTCCAGAGTGAAACCGTCGATCCGCACTTCGCGCGCCGCGAGCTGGAGAACCTGATAGTACTCGCGACAGCTCAGGAAGAAATTTCCCAGGGCGAGAGCTTGATACTTGAGCAGAGCCTCCGACACTCGCCGTCGATCGTTGAGCGAGAGCTCGTCGTAGCCATCCACTAGAAGAAGGGTTCGCGACTTGTGTTGTTTCTTCTGAATCTTCGACGCGGTGTCGACGAAGCGCTCCAGATCACTGACGGCCGTCGGTCTGCGAAGTGTGATCAGGATCGGAAGAACCGTCTCGTGCAATGCGAAGCGGCGAAAAATGTGGTGAAGGAACGTCGTCTTGCCCCAACCTGGACCGGCATAGATGATCGCGTTATCGGGGCTCGCGAGGAACGCGTCGATGCTCAACGAACGCTCTTGTAGTTTCCTTCCCTCCAGCATCGAGCGAATCGCGTCGTCCTCGTGATAGAACGACTCGCTCCTGGATGCTTCCTCCGCGCCCGCGACACGCAATCGCGTCGGCTGGTAGATGCTCTCGAAGGGCAGCGGCGAATGCATGCCGACGCAGTACACGCGCGCCGCCTGAACCATCGCGGTTTCCTGGAGGCTCGCAAACCAAGCTGCGGTTTCCAAACTGGCGGGGTCTTTTCCGATGAGCTCGCGGAAGCGCTGTTCGAGATACGGCAGGCAATCCCCAAAACTGACGCTCACGTCTCCCATAAGAAGCATCGTAGCAGCAAAGATACTGAGAGATAATGGCGAGTATTTTTCGGCCCACGCGATCGAACTCGAACAGTTTGGAATCGGCAACGTTGCACGAGCGCGAACACTCGGCGCGACTGCGAAGATCGATCGCAAAGCGTCGAATTTTGGAATCAAGTGACCGTGTGATCGTGTGACGTCGTGACCATACCGTTCGCGCTGAATGAATCAGATCTATGGACCTCAACACCGAACTCGTTCGCACATTTCCCGATGCTGTCGTCACGGGTCGCTGTATTGATTGCGGTGTAGTGTTCTCGGAGAGAAACTCTTCGGAAGGAGGTCGCGGAGTTCCGCCAGAGCCGATGTCCTTTGGTCGCGGTCGCTTCGACGCGCGCGATCGCAACGGCCGTGACCGGACATTGAACTGCAAGCGGCACGCGCGAACCGCGTCCCACTTCCGCCGACTGGATCCGCATGATGTATATAACGTGCATGATGCGCTGCAGGTCGTTGCACTCGAGTGCTTTGGACGGCGGACACGGACACGAAAGGATGGAGACTCAGTCACTCCACTTGGCTCAAGGTACTACCCGACACCCCCCCCGCGCGCGGGTGACGGCGACCGCGAAACTTTTCCAGCGTGAGGGT